TTAAAGTTTGAAAATCATAAGTTTTAAAGTCTGGTTCATTAGTCCAAAACTTATCCATTCGATAATCATCTTTTTGTAAATTTCTTAAATACTTATACATAATTTCTGCATCTGCTTTATTAATAGATTTACTATTAGAGATAGCCGTCCAAGCTTTTATGGCTATCCATTGTTTACGATCAAAAGATTTATTACCTTTGTTGTCACCAAAATATAAACCCGCTTCTTTGGCTGCCATTCGTAATTCATTAACAACTCGATTGACTCTACCTAGTATGTACCAAGTGCCTTTTAACGTAAAATCTATTTCTTTGAAGTTAAGATATCTTCTTACGCTGCCTTCTTTGTTTGATGGTAAATATTCTTTTTCTTCAGAGTCTATAATTCCTCTTCTAATTATCTCTGTAAAATGATGTATGGCTTCACCAAATCTTCTTGTCTTTCGTAATACAACTTTTCTGCCTGGGAAATATGTTGTAAAATATTTTGAGTCTGCTCCATTCCATTGATAGATGCCTTGATCATCATCACCAGCTAAATAAATTCTTTTTGAATTATTAGCTAATTTATATAAAACTGACCATTGTAAAGGTGTAAAGTCTTGTGCTTCATCTAAAATTAACACATCTAAATCTGGAAACTCTATTTCATCTATGGCTTTTTCAATCATGTCAGTAAAATCTATAAACGATCTTTCACCACCACCTGTTTTATAATGTTCATATGTATTAATTTTTCTTTGAAACACATCTATGTTGTCCTTCTTATATGACTCTAATTTGTAAACTTTGATTGGATCTATCATCATGTTCCTTGCTTTATCATAGATAGACAAAGACCAATCTTTGTAAACAAAGTCATCATCTTCTAATCTGTTATCAGATCTTTTAATTATGCTCTCTTGTAATGCATAATCAATCATGCAACCTTTAATATCAAATACTTCTTCTTTAAAATATCTTCGACAATATTTATGTAATGTTTTAAATCTTGTAAAATTTTCTAAAGTGTACTGTGGGAATGCATTTAGAGCTCTCTCTATTGCGGTGTTAACTGCTTTGTTTGTAAAAGAAATAAATGCAATCTTCTCTGGGTGTACACCTTTCTTTAAATATTTTTTTAAAATTCTTTCTATCAAAGTATAAGTCTTACCTGTACCTGGAGGGCCATAAATTTTTATGGTTCTCTTATGTAGTTTTTTTAGTATTTGAATTTCTGAATTTTCCTGTGTGGTATTCATCGTCCATTTCCGTTACGTTGTTATCTTTTTTAACTTTTGGTTTTCTTACTGATTGATGATTAATAAACTCTGGCATATCTACTTTCCAAATATTTTTTTCACCTTCATGGTATTCAAGTCTTTCACAATTTAATAATCTTAATGCTTCCATGGAATTGTTAAAAGCTTTATTCATTTTCTTTTTCATCCAATTATCTAGTGTCGTTCTTTTAAAATAACAGATATTTGTCTTAGAGTCTAAGACTACATAACCGTCTTTTAATTTTTTAAAATCATCTTGTTCAATTGTGTCTTCAAAAAATTCTTTTAAAGTTTGATATCTCATATCTTCTAAAGTTTCTGCGTAATTAAATTCTTCTGACTCTTCTGCTTTTTTAACTAAAGCATCTAAAAACAAATCCCACATATTTATTTTTTGTCGTCTTGGTAGATTTTTCCAAAGTATTTTATAGTTTAATAGTTTCTTTTTAAAATTTAGCTCACTTGCTAAGTCTTCTGGCTTGACCATAATTTCTTCACCTTGATAATTAAATTTATAAAAAGACTCTTTGATATCTCTAATAAATAAAACATTTTCAAACTCATCAATCATGGCAGGTGTTTCCTGCATAATACCTAATTTTCTAGTGCAGCATTTTTCTTTATCACATAATGGTGTTTTACATCTTAGATTATAATCTTTTCTACTTACTGACTTAACTACTGTATTTACAATTTCTTTTTCATCTAATGGATTAGTAAAAATTTGTTTGTTTCTTTGAAGTAATATTTCTGTAATTTCTTTTTTAGATAAGTTGCCATCTACTTTTCTCATTTCTAGAATACCAACATTAAACAACAAATCGTTTCTATGATTACCAGACCATTTCTCTTGTATCATTTTTTGTACACATGGCGGATAATCTTTCCAACCTTCTTCGGGCTCATAAGAAGTTGCTTTAAAGTTTTTGATTTGTTCAAGAGTTGTACGCTTTTTTTCAACTATACTTAGAAAGGCTTCAACCATAACAGGCGTACCCTCATCATTATAAGCAAACTCTGTTGTCATCTTTGCATTAAAGTATGGCATACCTAACGCTTTATTCATGGGAAATACTTCATTTGCAAAAAAGTATTCGTTGTTCCACTTGTGTAAAATTTTTAAAACTTCTGATTTATCTTCCCAATCTTTTAGAAATAAAAAGATATGTAATCCTCCAGATTTAGATCTAACAGGTATTAATGGTAATTTATAATCTTTGATAATTTGTATATATTTTTTTGAACTATAATCTTTGTAATTTTGTGGGTCTACATCTATACAACCCCATTTAATTTTTTCATCACGCTCTGGCCTTAATCCGATTACGAACTTACCTTCTAAATGATCTTTCCATAAAGATGAGGTAACAGGTTCGTGAAGCGTGAGGTAGTCAGCTTTTCTCTTGCCCCGTTCATCTTGGTCACCCGTTAGAGTGACCTTGATGAATTGGCTAGAGTCCCCTTCAAATAACTCTAGTAATTGTTCGTGCATTAGAATGGTGTTGATTGATCATTTACCTTTTTTGGTTCAGAACCATTCTCTTCTTCAAAAGCAACTTTATTAAAGATGTCTTGTTTTTTACAACTCTCATAAAAAGCTTTTGATACTTGTAATGCATTCAATTGTTTTGTTGGATCTAAGATTGAATCAAATTCAATAACCCAACCGTACCAAGAGTTTTGACTATTAGACTCTTTTGTTGAAGAAAGTTTGTAAACTTGTGACCAAGAAGGCGGTACATACAAACCATTCTTACCTCTTACTTTTCTACTAATAATCATAGAATTCCACAACTTAGATTTTTTCTTTTGTGTAGACTTCATAGGTATCAAAGCCATTTCAATTGGCTCATAATTAGCATTCAAAATTTGAATGAAATGATTACCAGTGTCTTCAACATAATTACCATTTGGTAATCTGTCTTTTCCGTCATCTGCTCTTGTAGTTTGAGTCATGATTGTTGGATCGGTATGTATGTTTACAGGCCGACCTAAACTATCGCCTCTATCTTGCCACTCATTAAACGTATTGTTGTAATGACAAGGCACAGCTAAAAGCCCCTCTTTAGATTTATACAAAGATTGAGTGATCTCATTGTAGATATCACCTTGCTTTGCTTTCTCTATATACTTTCCATCATCTTCATCTAACACAGGTGAATTTGCGTAAAGTATTTTTAGTAAAGGTAATCGAGTATCACGAGCCGTAATATTCTCTGTACCTTGACCAGATAAAGCTTCAAGATCCAGATTTACTGGAACCTTAGCTTCTTTTTTTGGTGCTACTTCCTTAGTAGCTTTTTGTTGTTCAGACATTATTTGTCCTCCTTCTTAATGGTTACTCTATTAGCAACGTAAACTCCGAACATATCATTCGGAACTTGTTTACCTTCTTGAATTTGCTCCCTTACAAATGTTCGTAAGGTAGCCCAGTGAACACCCTCTTTCTGTTTTACGTTGTACCCTTTTTCTTGGGCATCTTGTATAACAGCTCTAGCTTGTTCATCTTGGCCTTTACCAAATTCTAAAGTTACGTTGTTTTTGATTAAGTCACCGTGACCGTTATCTCTCAACCAGTTGTGAGCACGTTCTCTAAATGACTCGGTGATGTTAGCTTGATAGTAAGGTTTAACTTCTACCGAACTACCATCGTTTAGTTTTAACAGGCTTATACCTGCTTCACGCATTAAGTTTGGAATTACATTGTCAGAAAGATTTCTTTCAGCTTCTTTAAGTTTGCTAATTTCTTCTTCAGCCGTTTTAATCTGTTTCTGAGTTTCCAAAAGCTTATTGCATGTTTGAGCGATGTCCGCAGACTTCGCTGTATCGACTGTTATTGTCGACTCTGCTTCTAAGTCCATATTAGAACCTCCTTGGGTGGGGTGTATAAATTAGTTGTATACTTAAATCAAGAAATAAATTATAAATTTTTTTTAACATGAAATTTAATTACAAGACAAAACCTTTTGAACATCAACGTCAAGCGTTAATGCGTGGTGCAGATTCTCACAACTTCGCATATTTTATGGAAATGGGAACAGGTAAAACAAAAGTTTCTATTGATAATGCATCGTATTTATTTTTGTTAAATAAAATTAAGCATGTAATTGTTATTGCACCTAATAGTGTTTACTTAAATTGGAAAAAAGAAATTGATGTGCATTGCTCTGTGCCTCATAAAATTATGGCACACAAAGTTGATAAAATAATTCCACCAGAGTTTGCAGATCCATTACAACTAACTTGGTATTTATTTAATGTAGAGGCTATGAGTCATAAGTCTGGTCTAAAAAAAGTAAAAGAATTATTAACTGAAAAAGAAAAAACTTTAATTATAATAGATGAGGCTACTACAATTAAAAATAGAACAGCTAAAAGAACAAAAAATATTATAGAATTAGGTAAGGAAGTAGCTTACAAAAGAATATTAACTGGATCTCCAGTAACTAAATCACCTTTGGATTTGTATAGCCAGGTTGCTTTTTTAGATAGATCATTGTTAGGACATACATCATTTTATACATTTAGAGCAAGATATGCAGTTATGCATGAAATAGATATGGGCGGTAGATCTGTGCTATTACCAAGATATTATACAAACTTAGAAGAGTTAGAACAAAATTTAAAAAAATTTTCTTACAGGTGTCGTAAGGCAGAGTGCCTTGATTTACCCGATAAATTATACACACAGCATTATATTAATTTAAAAGACGATCATGCTAAAGCTTATGATCAATTAAAAAGGAATGCGTGGGCCGTGATCCAAGATGAAGAAGTTAGTTATTCTAATAAATTAACAGAGATATTAAAATTGCATCAATGTGTAAATGGCCATGTCAAAACAGACGATGGAAAAATAGTAGAGTTTTCTGATCCTAAACTTGATGAGTTATTAAATATAATAGAAGAGAATGATGGTAAGTTTATTATCTGGGCTAACTATATATACAACATAGAAAAAATAATAAATATTTTAGAAAAAAAATATGGAAGTAATTCAGTTGTTGCTGTATATGGTGCGATTGATGCTGAACGAAGAATTACAAATGTTAGAAGGTTTGAAGGGGACGCTAATGTGCGTTTCTTTGTGGGTAATCCTGCTACTGGTGGGTATGGTCTTAATTTGGTTTCAGCCTCTTATGTTGTTTACTATTCTAACTCTTATAATTTGGAAGTCAGAGAGCAGAGCGAAGATAGAGCTCATAGAATTGGACAAGATAAAAATGTGTTGGTCATCGATCTAATAACAAAAGAAACAGTAGATGAAATGATTATATCTGCTTTAAAAAATAAAATAAAACTAAGTGCAAAAACTCTAGGGGAACAAGCTAAGAAATGGCTAACTTAGAATGATTCTAAACTATGAAGTTTATTATTGGTATAATTTTTATTGTACAAGGCGGATACTTAGTTGAAGAAAGATTGATTGACGAATATTGTACAGATTGGTGGGATAAAAGATTAGTTATTATTGAAAGAAAAGATCCACAACCTTACGAAAATCATTTTATACATCTATTTGAAGATAAGCCAGTTTTAGGGCATTATTGTAAAGAAGCACCCTAGAGCTCCTTTTTAAGTGACTTGCTGTCCCTGGGCCTCTGAGGAGCTCCTAGAGGCATTAAATTCAGTGTGATATCTATCAACTCGCTCTAACCATTTTTCTTCATATTCTGCTAGTTTTTCTTCGTCCATAAGAAATCTTTGAAATATTAAATCTGGAGTGCACATTACTATTAATCCTGTCTTTATTTCACCATATTGTTTCTTATGAGCCAAAGAATAAGCCGCTATTTGAAAGTAATAATCTTCAATCCATTCTTCTCTTTTAGGTTTATTAGATTGTTTAAAATCAAGGATCGTTGGTTTCCCTTTAAATTCACATACTAAATCTGTTGATCCTGCCCACTTATCATCATATGCAAGAGATACCTCTGATCCATAAACCTTAGATAACTCTGGTAAACCTTTTACTACTTCATGGGCCATTAAACGTGCTTCTGCACCTTTTTCTGAAAGATTTAAATAACCAATACCATTAATATAATTTTCTAGTACGAAGTGCATTTCTGTTCCACGATTAGCTGCTTTTTGTGTAATTCTTGCAGCCTCTGTATAACCAACTCTTTCTCTCCATTCGTCTAATTTTTTTTTCTTGTCCTCTGAAGCTGTCTTTGATATTATTGTTGTTACTGATGGTACTTTATACTCTCCGACCTCGTAATGTCGTGACCCGTTATCATCAGTGTGTCTATTATATTTTTCGTATTTATAAACTCCATCCCACATGAAGCCTTTAACGGTGAAAGCCGTTCCGTTCTTTACTAATTCCATTCGGAATTAATACTACATATGATTAGAAAGTACAGCTAAAAGAATTGCAAACATACCACCAACAATCCACTTTTCCATTCTTAATATTCTATTTTCAAGTTTTTCTATTTTGGTAAATGTTTGTTTTTGCATTATTCTGCAAAGTTTTTCATGATCTTCAATTTTTTGTGCTGCTGATTTTTTTGCCATTATATAACTTTCTTTTCTGCAATAGCTTGACCCAAAGCATCTTGCGGAAATAAATTTGAAAATTGTTGCGGGTTAGTTACCTGCGTATTTACGGGTGAAACATTTGCTTGTTGAGGCGGTGCTGGTGGAGCTGGTGCAACTGAAGCTTCTAAGGTTTCAGTGGCTTCTCTTTCAGATTGTTCTATTTGTTGTTCTTTTTCCTCTTGCTCTTTAGCTTCAGAAACTTGTTTCATTATTTCTAAATATTGATTTGTTAAATCTGCTGTATCATCATCTGACATACCTGCAACAATACCTAATTTAGAAACATGCTCTAACACGCCATCAAAACCTTTGTTACCTGCAATCTTAACACCTTGAGATACCCAATTCATAAACGCAGGATTAGAAAATAATTTAAGTGCAAACGCACCACCATAACCAAATATTGGAATACCTAATAAGAACAGAGGATCACCTGTACCAATTGTTGCGGCAGCACCACCACCAATTAATAATCCTGTACCCGCAGCACCTTTAGTTGCTGTTTGTCCTAAATCTTTGAATGGGTTTTGTCTTTCTATATATGTAGCTAATGCATTTACTTCTTTTAATGATTTGTTCAAAGTACCATAACTTTTTCCTTTAAACATAGGATTTGCAAATAAAGTATCTTTTGCAGCATCAGATAACTCATCAAAGTTTTTAATAAATTGTTGAGTGTTAAATAAATTTGATCTACCTAATGCACCTAACTGACCTGTTGCAGGTACTTGTCCCATTCTTTTAATAATAGATGAAATTAAAACTGCTGATCTATCTGGGCCTAGTTCTGTCATAAGTGTTCTAAGTGTAGTATCACCAGCTTTAGATTTTGTTATTAATTGATTTACAATATTATCTATGTCAGCTTTTTTAGCTATTGGTTCTATAAATTTATCAATTACTTTTATTTGACCATTATAATATGTATTAGCTTTGTTTAATGCTTTTAATATATTTGCACCAGAAGCTCCCTTAATTGATGATAAAGAAGTCGTCATATCATCTACAAGACTTGAATATAATTTTTTGTAAACTGATCTAGGTAATTGTTCATACAAAACAGGATCTGATAATTTAGATCCAACTGCTTTTCTAAAAGCATCGACAGCTTCATAGGGTGCTTGTTTATTTTTACCTGCTGCTTTTGCTAAAGTATTGTACATTCTATTTATTCTTGGATCATTTATCTGACTCATAAATCTTTCAAAACCTTTAGGTGATGCAGATTGATCTCTTAAGAAATCTAAAGTTTTTGTTAAAGTAATCTTTTTTTGTGCTGCTGTTGTTTTATCTAATAATGCTTTTACTGCTCCATAATTAACATTATTTATATTTCTAAATCTTTGAATTGCTCCTACTTGGTTTCCTATACCAAATTGTAAATCACCCATATCAATTTTATCCGTAGGTCTTCTAGTTAAACCTCTTTTAATAACACCTGCTGTTTCTGCCCTAGAGGCAAGTTTTGGTATGTTTAAAGAAGCTACTACATTTTTAGTAAACACGCTCCCTAAAGTATCTTGAGCTTTTTCAGCAGAAGATCTTAAAATTTGTGCAGCAAATGGAACGTTTGAGAATGTAGTTTCTAATGTATCTATGATAGGATTTTCAGTGGCTTGTCCTAGTGTAGGTTGTGTTCTATATTTGTTAAATAATTTTAATCTATCAGCCATATTAAGCTGTAAATCTTTTGCAATCTTATCATCAAGAGTTAAAGCATTGTAGGCTTTCTTACCATCTTTAACTCCTAATTTTGCAGCAGCGTCATCGTAAATAGATTTTTCACTACCTCTAAATATAAATTTTGTACCTCTTAATAACAAAGGCCCTGCTGTCTGTGCAACTGAACCAATAGTAAATTCTAATGCTCTTGTTGTTAAATATTCTTCTGGAGTTCTATCTATTTCTGTACCAGCAATTTGACCTAATCTTTCATAAAGTTCAGATCCTCCTGCAAGTCCTGCACCAGATCCCGCTACTGTTCCTACTGGCCCTGCTACTGATCCACCAATAGCTCCAACAGTTGAAGTTACTGCTTGTGTAATACCTTTACCTTCATCTATTACATCACCAAAGTTAGTTTTTGATTTATCATCTAAAATAAATTTTTTACCATTTGCATCCTCAACTATAAAGTTTGTAGCATCAAATTCGTCTTGTGTTACTTTTGGAAAAAATTTTTGTAATGTTTTAATTTTTGATTCAAAGTTAGGAGCAGCAGATACAGCAAATCTTATTTTTGAGTCTACTTCTGGTAAATTATAATATCCTGTTTCTGGGTTTATATTTTCGGGGCCTACACCAGATGGGCCAGTTTTACTTTCGTATTCTCTTTTAAGGTCAATAATAAAATCAAATTCTTCTTCAGAAATATCATCACCTGCAACTTCAATATCAACACCTTCAATATTAACTTTTGCCATGACATTTTACTCCTTAGTTTTTTTCTTAGTCTTTTTCTCTTTTTGTGGATAATACTTACCACGTTTTGGATCGTATACATATCTCACACCACCAATGAATGTAATTTTCTTACCATCCACTTCTAATATGTTTCTACCTTCAACTGGTTCGAAAGCACCCTCTGTTTTAGCTACACCTTGTATAAATTTAGGTGATTCGTAAATTGATATACCTTCTTCCCTTAGATATTTGTTTAATGCTTTGTTTCCAGAGAATGAATTAATTACTTCAAGTTTTTCTCTTTCTAATGCATTTCTTGCGTTTGCTAATGCTATTAGTAATGCTTTTTCATTTTTGGTAGTTTCACCACCTGCTAATTCATTTACAATTCTATTTAATTCTGACTCAGTAACAGCAGCACCAGATCTTTCTTTCAAAACTACGTTTTGGAAAGCTGCTAATTTAGATCTTAATAATCTACCTTTTGTACTTGTAAAAGGGTTACGACCACCAAAAAAACCAACTCCAGGTAAATCACCACCTTCACCTTGTCTAGCTAATGTTGCAATATAATTTTCTAAATCTCTCAAAGCAGAGTCAGTTCTAGAAATTTTTCTGTCAGCAAAAGCTTTTCGTATTTTACCTGCTTCTTCAGATGCATCATAAATTTGTTTAGGAGCTCCTGCTAATTTTCCATCTTCAAATGTTGCATAAAATTCATCATCTGGATCACCAGCACCTAATTGTGCACCAGTTGTTAAAATAGTTTGTGAAACACTTGCAGGTTTTTTACCTTTAGCTTTTTCTTTTGCAGCCTGTACAGCAGCATCATACTTTGTTAATTCTAAAGCAGCATCTTGTTGTCCTTCTAAACCTCTACCTAGAGCGGCAGCAGCAGCCGAAGCATCTGATTGACCAGGTTGTCTGGTTGCTTGAAGCAAAGAGGCTGTTAAAGGTCTTAACATTAAATTCATTCTTTGTGACTCTGGAATGTATTGTGGAACAGCACCAGTGAAATCATCATTTAATAAGTCTGCTGACTCATCATCATCATCGGATACATCACCACCATTACTAAACTTTTTTGTTTTTAGTGTTCCTACAATTCCACCTTCATTAAATTTTGCCATCTGTTGTGATACAGCAGGATTTGATAAACCTTGATATGCTTGTGCAACTCCTAAACCAGTACCAATAGATTGTGCTAACGGGCTTGATTGAGGTAATGTGGCTGCGGTAATACCAGATGTAGATTTAGGCCCAGCAGCATAAATATTTGATAAAAATTCTAATCTTTGTAGAGGCTCCGCAGATCTCTGTAACTGAGCTTGTCTTGTTGCATCTAACTGAGCTTGAGCAATTTGTCTTTGTAATCCACCAGCAGTAATTTGTCTTGATATATCTGTACCTGCCATGGATTGTTGAAGCTGTCCAAGAGTTCCTAATTGTGCAGCTCCAGCCCTTTGAGCTTGTTGCTGTTGCTGTGCAGCTTGTAATGCAGTGTTAAATCCAGCAGCTTGAGCTTGACCAACATTTGCTAATCTAGCTCTTTCTTGTTCCGCTCTTTGAACACCTTCTCTACCTCCACCAAATGCACCTGCTCTCACGGCTTGATCAGCAACTTGTTGTTGACCAACGGCAGCTTGTCTATTTATTTCATCAATTACAAAAGATTGAAATGGGTTTAAAAATTGTTGAATGTTTGGTGCAGCCATAGATGCTTGTGTACCAGTAATAGCTTGACCAACTGCTTGAGATCCAACTCCAGTTTGACCTGCTTGTGTTATGGCGGCTTTTTCTAATGCAGACAAAGGTTCAACACCAATATTAGGAATAGATAATGGAGTCTGTGCCGTTCTTCTGGCAATGTCCATTAATTCAATTTTTCTTTCCTCTATACCTGGTGCTTCTCTAATAAATTGTGTAGTGGTATCGGGGACGTTACCGCCTCCTCCGCCTCCTCCGCCACCTCCGAAGATGCTACCCATTTTTTTTCTCCTCTGTTCTACTAATATCTTTAACGAATTCTATATTTTTAACTTTATACCCGTGTCTATCTCCAAGTTTTTTCCAACCAGGTCTAGCTAAGATTGCAACTCTATCACAGCCATTTGATTTAGCTAACTCTTCAATGATTAAAGTTACTTTGTCTTCCCATAATTCTCTTTGTTTACCTGCAAGTAAAACAACTTCACATTGTCTTTTGTTATCGTGATCCGTGATCCGTGTAACAAATACACCATATACTTTGCTTTCAACACCGTCTTCTGATCCAAACATAATAAACAATTGATGGTAACCTTCTTTGATTTCTCTTTTTAAAGTTTTTTCACTCATTAAATCACCACCATGTTTTAAACCTTGTATGATCATAAATTTTAATAAATCCCAATAGTGATCGACCTCTGCCTTTTTTATAGACAGAACATCTACACCTTTTTTAATTGACCGTTTTTTTGCTGTTGAATAAATCATATAATCTTTTCATTTTCTTTTGTTGATCGTAGAAAAATTCTGCACCTTTTTTTCTCATAGCTTTTGGATCTTTAGGATCTGCACCCATCAAGATACCAGCACCTAAAATACCATCTGTCCTTGTAACAAACTCTCCGTCTGCTAGTTGTGCTAATATAGTGTCTTCATCTTTATTAGCACCAGATGTTAGATCAGCAACATATCCATTTGCTCTTTCGTAATTACTCGGATCATTTTCATCGTGGGTTATTTTAGTTGGCATACCACCTTCGTTAAATTTAGCAATCTCTACTAAACCTCCAGTGTTCATTGTTTTTGTTTCCATAGCATAAGGCCCGAAAGAATCTCCACCTCTAAATCTTGGATTTTCTTCTGGAATATAATCTAATTGATCTTGTTCGACAGTTTGGCCAGTTTTAGGATCTGTTACAAAAAATTGTCTGTTTCTATATAAATCTGGATATGCAATGTTATAAGTAAACATAGCTCTCTTATAAGGTTCTGGTTTGAAAGCTCCAGATGCATATGCACCTGCACCTGCAAGTGTGCCAAGAGTCATAGCTTTTTGACCAGTGGTCATATCTCCAAAAGCTGAAATACCTCTTTGTAATAAATTTTGTTTTGCACCTTCTCCCACACCTCTTGATACTATTTCTTGTCCAAATTTATCGACACCTAATACTTGACCTTTTGGTATATTTGTTGCGGAAGTAATAGCTTGACCACCTTTAAAAGGAGTCATCATTGCATTTGTAAATCCTTGAGTACCTGCAACGTTGGACATTCCTAATTGACTACCGATAGCTTGTCCTCCGTAAAAGCCACCAGCAGCTCCTAACGCTGCACCGATAACTGACTTTATTCCGCCACCTCTTTCTTTACCTGCTTTGTAGCCTTTGTATCCACCATATAATGCTAATGCTATTGCTAAAGGGTTTGCCATAATTAATTTTTTTTCCTAGTTTTTTTAATTTTATCTTATTTATCGTGTACTATCAACTCATCAGCAAATCTACCTGTATATTGGTGCTCACCAACATGAGTAATATAATCCATAATCCAAGCATGGCATTTACCCCCTATATCCTTCCATCTTTTACAAAAGGCAAAATCCTCACCTAAATAATGCTTTTTTTCTGGAATGTATAGAGTATCAAAAAAATTATACATATTCTTTAATCTTTCGTTTTTGCCATTTAATACTGAGTCTTGATCAATAGCCATAGAATCTCCGTAATGAGCTATCATCTTTTCAAAGACAGACCTTTTTATCATCATAAAACCTGTTGGAGAATGTGTTACTTCTATGACATTATCTTTTACTTTTATAGCGTTGTTGTCCTCAACTTTAAAAGGATATCTATAAAAGCCTTTGTTTCTTAAATCTTGTGCAGTTTTTATTTTACCTTCTTTGATAAGTGCAAGTGCTTTATCCCAGTTCATATCTTTTAATGGATATGGTATTGATATTATATCTTTATCACAAGCAATTAATCTATATGGGGCTTCTCTGTTGAAAGCTATATCTGAGTCAATAAATAATAAATGAGAGCATTTAGAATTTAAAAAAGCAGAAACACACATATTTCTGCCTTGGGTAACTAATGATGATTTCATTATATTAAACTCTAACCACACATGATTTTTAATACACCATTTTTGTAACTCTAATAATGATTGTGTGTAATGAATACTAACATCGCTATGTACAGGGGTAGCAACCATAATACTATATGGTTTTAATCCCTTTATGTCAGAGGGTTCCGTGGGGCGTGTTTCTTTACCAAACCAAATTGGCTCGTGATTTTCCATATTAAAAATAATTTATATTTATATTTACCCTAGCTCCTTCATCACTGCAACTAGAACCTGCATGATCTATTGACGAATTAAACAATATCATTCTGTTCTCAACGCTATCGATTTTTGTACCATCATTTAAAATAGTATATCCGTTATTAGAATTCAAACATAAAATAGCTCCTTTGTGCGGAAAAGGAAAATCTTTATGAAACCTAAATTCCTGTATTTTTTCTGTTTTAAAATACAAATTAGCTTTTACTCTTATTAATGAATTAGGTTTTAATTTTTCTAAAAGAGGATCAAAAAAATCTGGGTTAGAATGTAGATGTCCTGTTGGTCTATGAAAATTATAAAAATTATGAACCATTACTTTACCTTGAAAGTGTGGATCATTTTTTCTAATGACTCCTTCAAAACCTAAGTACCAAGGGAAATTAGTATCAAAAATTGTATTTCTTAAAAAATTAAAATAACTTGTTTCTAAATAATTATCTAAAACTTTATAATCATCCATTAGCAGCACCCTCTAAAAATTGTGTCCATTCATGCTGCCTATTTTTCCAGTTGTAAAATTTTTTATAAAAATTAGCTTGAGATTTTTGTAGTTCATACATACCATCTGTATGTATTTGTTCGGCAATGCCAGATATAGCATAAGCAAAAGCCTCTGCTAATTTTTTGTAATCTCTGTCATATTGAATATAAGTTGGCCATTCTGAACAAGTTTCAAATAAAGCTCCGTAATTAGTTACAATACCATGAAGCCCATAAGACAATGCTTCTATTGCAGATATACAAGATGTTTCTTCCCATATATTAGGATAAGTAAAAATTTGACACTCATTTAATTTATCTAATACTTTATCATTATCTGCAAAACCATGAAAATTTACATTTTGTAATTTTTCTGCTTGATCAAACAGGGGTTGATATCTTGAATTGTTTTGCTCTTCAAAACTAGATCCATATATTTTTGTTGATGAAAAAACTTCACAAGTTATTGCAGGATTGTTTATTTTCTGCATGGCTCCTAGTAAAACATTTAATCCTCTCCATGGAGTTGAAGAAAAAAACAATTTAATAGGATCACCTTTTTTGTGTTGTTTTATTTCATTAGGGAATTTTGCGATTGCATTTTTTATTACGGTGCATCTACCAGGAGGCACTTTAAACATCATTCTATATTTTTCTGCACACCAATGACTATTAAAAACATACCAAGAATATTTTTCGTGGTTTGATGGATCTTTAAACCAAGGTGCTAAGTTAGGTTGATCGTATGAATTTTGTATCCATAAAATATTTATTTTATCTTTTGCCAAAGGAATTTTTTCTGGGACAGAAGTAGTTATTTGAAAATTGTCTAATAAATTATTATCAACGTGCTGATACAGTAAGTTATACTGTAATTCGGTTCCTCCGATAGGCTGCATAAAATATTATTGAGTATCGCCTTTTGTATGAAGTGATGCAACTGTAACTTCTAAATCTTGTCTGAAGTCATCATTAGTTGTATCTGTATTTGGATCAGCCACGTCTGCATCAAATGCTGCTTTATCAGCATAGACTTTGCCTGTTCTTTTATGCTTTACTATTTCTTTTACTTTTGCTGGAATTATTGTTTCATCTGCCATAATAAAAATTATTATACATTTTATGTTAGGGTTGTAAAGTCAAAGTTAATTATTGTTCTAGTATTATTATTAATAGGTGAATTACCCGCATGAAATGTACGTCCAGGAAATAAAATTGCTGAACCTTTTTTTGGAGAAACTCTTTTAATTATAGTGCCTTTTTTTAAATATGTGTCTTTACTTCCAACTTCATGTTCTTCAGCAAAAAAGAATGTATCTCCATCTGTATCATGCACATAATATACTAAAGACATATAATTTTCTAACTCTGGTAGATCTACATGGGGAGGTGTATATTTATTTTCGTCATGGCCTTTTGCATAAAAAGTTTTTCTTACTCTTATTCTCTCTAGTTGATCTAATTTAATATCTGCTCTTTCTTCTAAATAATATAATATGGGTTTTACGGCATGAAAGTGCACAGAAGCGATATCACCATCCCAAAATAATATGTGACTAGCACCAGGAGCTTCTATAATATTTTTGTCAAATTTAAACTCATCTGGGTTTCTTGAAATTTTATTTAAAACAGACCATTTAATATCATCGTTCTTTTCGAATAAACTTTCTAATTCGTTTTGAAAAGGTAAAGGTATAAGATTTTCAAAAACTTTAATTTTATCTTCTGTCATTTACCTCTGCCTTGGCGGTTGTATTTTTTATAAGATCTCGCAACATGTTTGTTTAATTTTTTAGAATGACGACCAGGCCTTTTACGAGGTTTTGGTCGAGGAACGTAATGTGTAAATTTTACTCTAGCCATTTTGGTCAGATCTACTAATTTCTAGAATATTTACTGATCCGCTAACTTTGTCTGTCGCACTATTTGTTTGCAATTGTAATACATCACTAGCTTCTAAAATAATTATTCCGTCATTTAATTTAGCAGATAAAGATGCTGCAATTGATTTTGCTGCAAGAGGTATAACAGTTAAACTATCAGATGCATCTTTCATTCTTACAAAACAACTTACTGCGGAAGAGTCAATGTTAAAAGCTTGTATGTTTTGTATTATGGCCGTTGCATTAGATGGGCATGTATAAACATCAAACGCTGCTGAAGTTGTCAAATCAAACGGGACATTTTTATATACATTAGCCATTTATAAAAAAATTAAACCTTTCTAATTCTTGTTTCAACTCTTCTTGAAATGCAAAATTCAGTTGATTTTTCATTTGATTAATTGATTGAGTAACCTGTTGTTGATTACCTTTATCATATTCATTGGTTGGATCTGGTATGTTAACTGTTATTTTTGCCATTTTTATTAAACCAAGCCACTATAACATATCTATTTCCTTTTGTTAACTTAGAAACACAGTGCCTTATATTTGCAGGAAACTTAACAATTTTTCCAATAGTAGGCTCAATTGTAATATCACCTACCATAGTTCTGCCTCCTTCATAATCATCATTTAGATATGTTATTGTTGTATAATCATAATATTTTGTATCGTCATGCCAATCATGATATTCATTAACGGGCCAATATACTATTTCAATATTTTTTAAATATTTATCCGAATATAATTTTTCATAAAACTCTTGTAATGATTTTATTGTAGGGTCTTCTATTTGATGAAAAGGTAATACATATCTATCACCAAACATATGTGATTTGTTTAGGTTTGATTTAATTAAATCTATACAATAATTACAAATATTAGGATGTAAAAAATTTTTATCTTCTTCCATCTGGCTGTACATCTGCTCTAAATGTACCATATCTCCAGGTTTGTCCAGTAGAATTATTTGAAATTTTTAGACTTGCCGCTCTTCCTCTTGCTCTAGTATCTATTTTTTTTGTAGAGCTAGTTATAGTGAAAGGGCCTAATGGTGAGGAAGATGCGGTGTCCGAGGGAAAGTCTTTTAAATTTATTGTTACAATCGCATTGCCTGTAAGCCTTTTAAAATCTGGTATAAATCTTCTAACCTTAGTAAATACTTCTCCATCACCATCAACGTGCAACATAAAATCTCCACTTTCTACAAAAGCTTCAATTGCAGTGGTAGTTGTTCCTACAACTTGATCAGTGCCTACTTCGTGTGCATAGTAAGTTGATGCTCCGTTTAAATTACTTACTCCTTGTATGGTTGGAAAAGTTGGAGTTCCAGTGCTGTTAAATTCTGTCTTATATGGTTTCTCAAAAAGATTAGCATCGTGAGCCGTGGTTCGTGAGAGTGAATTAGTGTACCAACAATTTTCTTGTCTATTCCAAGTTACTGATCTCGTGTTATCATCCGCAGTTGCTTGTGGATAATACCAAGTTACTTCATTAAATAGAGCATTAACTCCAGCATATACAACTTTACCAGCATCAAAATTAAATCCTAGATCTCCTGGATTGTTAGTTGTAAAAACAAAATCTTCAACACTGCAAGGTAATGTTTCTACCGTACCATTAAAAATGTTAAACCCTCCAGCATCATCCATCCAATAAACAATACCATCTGAGAAAGCCATTGCGTGTGGGCCTACACATCCGCAATTAGATCCAACCTTTCTAATACTAAAGGTAAATGGTGCACCAACAAATTGTATAGTGTAAGCTGCGGTATCAGTTGTAACTAAAATATAATCTTTACCCTTTACAGCAGCCCTTATCTCTGTCCCATCATCGAGTCTAAAAGTACCCGCAGTATTAGTGGACGTTGGTTCATAAACATTAAAATTTTCTTGATCTGAAAATCTAATAAACATTTTATCTTGTGATGTAGTTTGACCAATGGTCGTTTCAGTTCCTAGGTGTATTAAATGCCTATCTTGGTCTGAAACGATTGTCATTGTTGATTTAGTCGGAGCTCCTGTCATTAATGTAGCTCGTACATCCAAGGCGTTTGAATTATTATTAATAGGCTGCCAAGTGAAAGTTCTGCCGTTTGCAACAGTAGCTACTAAAACTTGTCCAAAATTATCTAATGACCAATTGGCAGGATCGAGTGCAAAAGCAGTAGATAGAGAAGCCTCACCCCAACCTGTAAATACTTCTACAAACGCTCCGCTATTGTGAGCTGCTGTGCTAGTTCCGTTTACAGCTCTTGTAATTCCTGTAATTGAGGTGCTTGTTAATCCAGTGTAAGAAATTAATTCATTGTCTACTTTTATAACTCCAGCAGAAGGAAAGCCAGTGGTTGAGTTAATGTTGATCGTAGTACCAGATCCTCCAGTTCCATTGGCATCGTTTAGTAGAGCTCCGTTAAGGGTATCGTTTACTCCAGTAGCTCCAGACCAAGCTCCTGTACCCCAACCATATCCAAAAGTTTGACTTATCGCTCCAGTCGTCACATATCTGTTTATAGTGCATGAGCCACTGGTGTTTGAGTTGTTGGAAGCCGTAGGCATGGTAATTGTAAACTGCGTTGCAGACAATCTGTTAGTGCACTCAAAAGTATTGGTTGTGAAATCTGAAGTTGAGTATCCAGATCCAGTGGGTGCAGTTACTGAAGTAAAAGTAAACAAATCTCCTTGGTTTAAAGAGTGTCCAGATAAATTAACGGTTACGGTTGTAGTTCCGTTAGTCGTGAAGGTTCCTCCAGTTTGTGCTGTTTCTAAAGGTGTGATGTCGTAAAAAGCACTACCATAATAGATTAACAAAGCTTTATGAGTACCAATGGCAGCATAAATTCTACCATCTAAATCTGTATATTGGTGTTGTGCTCTTGCTACACCTACTAAAGTATTTGCCGTAAGCTTTTCCCAACCACCTATTTTTTCTGGTAAACCATATCTAAATCTAACAAAATCACCATCTACATACTGGCCTTCAGCAGCAGTATCAGTAATTTGTTTATTATAACCAGGACGTATGTTTATTAAATTTAAGGCCATAACGAATTATAACTTTAATTATTTGCCTTGTATAGGTTCATCCCCTGTGGAGTACATTTTCTTTACATCTGGATCCATTTTTGCTGTCCAATCAGCTACAATTTTTATTAAATTATTAGAAAAATGTCTAAATGTTTGTGGCTCCATATATAACGCACCTTTTGTAAACAATATCCATCTTTCTCTCCAAGAAAATTTTATTTTACATGAACCATCTGATAAGTTTTGTTGAAATTGCATAATTACCTCATACTATAAAATCACGGCCATCAAACTTTTGATTGGCATGTGGGCCGTTTTTGTTTACATAATGTAGAAAAACTTGTGAGTGCCAATCTCCTTCAAATTCTTCTCTTCTATGTTTTAACTCACACCCCATATAAATACAAGCTTCACCTGGTTTTAAATCCAAAGCTTCGTCTTCCATATATATAGGCCAGGGAGTACCATCACTACCTAACATAACAGTAACACTTATCTCACACGCAGGTCTATCTGTATGTTCTTTTAAATCAGATCCAAAACTATACATCCTCCAAAAAGAATATGTAGGTAATAATTCTAAGCCAGTTTCTCTTTCCATTAATTTTAATTTAGTAAGTAAAATAGAGTCTGCTAAAGCATCGCCATGAAACATGGTATCACCAACTGGGCTTTGCTTCCAATCAAAATTTGTTTGATTATATCTATGTCTAATTATTGTGTAATTTTTAAATAACTCTATTTCGTTATCTTCTAAAAATTTTATTTTTTTATATTTAAAATCTTTTCCTATTACACCGCCCATGATACTACTGTATACCTAATTCCTTCCTCTACTGGTTTTACTGTATGTGGATACATAAAACAACTTGGCCAAATAACTAATCTTCCAGGTTTTGGTATAACTGACATTTCATTTTTTCCTTGTGGATCTCTAAACATTAAATCACCGCCTGTATAATCATTATTTAAAAACATTATACAACTAATTGATCTAGGTATAACCTCACCTGCATGATCTATATGCCAATTATAAAATCCACCTTTTTCATATTTTAAGATTTGTAAATCTGTAATACCTTTAATAAAAAAATCAGATAATTGTAAATCTTGTGCATATCTCGATATGTAATTTAACTCAGTTGATGCAATTAAATTAGCCCAATGTACGTTTGTCAATGATTTATTATTTGGTCTTAGATCTATATTTTTAGTATCTCTTATTTTTTGATTAACAGTTTCTGCACCTTTATTAGCACCTGTTATTCTTGCTTGATTAAAATGTGCTTTGTTACACCATTTGATTAATGTGCATATTGCAGTTAAAGGTAAAACATCATCATAGTACCTAATCAAATCCTTTACTTCCATGATTTTTTATTCCAAAATCTCTGCTTGTAATTATATAAAATTTTTAGACCATAGTTTAATCTAAAACTATAAATATCCTTTGTAGTAAGTTTACTTATTTTCATTTTCCAAGACTCTCTTTTAAATGGTATGATTTGAACATAAGGCGTACCTTTTTTAATCACCGTATCTAATACAGGATATTTATCTCCATTTATTACAATAGGAAAATTAATTTCACTAATAAATGTATCAGTGTCTACAATACCAGTTATAGGATAAAATCTATCATCTTGATTATTTTGTAAAGGCATAAATAAACAAGAATATCCAGGAGGTGTTTTAATACGCCAAGGATTTAAAATTTTATGATAGGGTAAATTTTTATTTTTTTCATGAAAAGGACATTTTCCTAATTGGCTAGGGTCATGAGTTTGAATACTATCATTGTTAATATTTAATCCTTTTACGTTAGCAAACATACCAGATAGACTCGCTGCTGATAATTGTGCAGCTATTGGTTTGCCTTCATCATCTTTTACATTATGCCTTATAGCTAAATCTTGTGGCATTCTAAGTATGTAACCAGAAGTTAAAGCATCTAAAAAAGGCATACACCCTTTTACAGTTCTTTGCTCAACCGTATGATTTAATTCTTTAAACCAACTTGGAATATTTAATTTCGCTGGTATTGGATAGTCTTCTTTTAAAGCGAGGTAATCCTCTTGAGTAGAAAACTCAATAACCTTATCAAACATAAGGTATATTTATTAGATTTCTCTATAAGAATCAACCGAAATAGAATTTTTCTCTAACGCTTCAACCCAAGAATTTTGAACACAATTCACTGGAAAAGTGATACCACTATAATCAATGCTTCTTATTGCATCTACATCTGATTGTGTGTATGGAAAACCATCACCATAACCATTAACCATTTCTTCCAGTTTGTCTGCATGAGCAGCTATACCATCTTTAACCGCTTCAAGAGTTACATCAGAATTTTGGTGTTCTTCAGTAATACCATTAACTATTTGAGAACCATCTGGTAGAGGATCTATTGAAATATTATCTCCATCCCAAACCCATGAGTATCCATATTTTATTTTATTGTAAGTATCCTCGTCAATTTCTTTAGATACCGTACCCTCATATTGAGATAACCAATAATCTTTATTTGAGTCATTAGGTGTAATGTTAACCCAATTTTTAACTCCAGCGTCTTCTCTATAAATAATATGTCTAGCCATGATTATGTCCCTGCGTTGTCGTATACTATAATAAAGCCACTTCCTCCAGAAGATCCAGAGTTACCAGAAGAGTTGTCTGGGTTTCCTTGACCTCCAGAACCACCAGAACCACCAGGCATTAAGTATCCGATGTTTGTTGAAATATTTGTTACTAAACCAGTTGGAGCTGAGTTTCCAGAGTTACCAGAAGATGCACCAGGGAATGGCGGAGATCTTCGTCCTCCATTACCTCCGTTACCACCATTTGCAGTTCCAAATATTGATAAGTTAGTTCCATTACCTGCGGATCCAGAGCTACCTTGGCCTCCTCCGCCACCGCCTCCGCCACCGTTCCCGACAGCGTATGGATATCCGACACCACCTTGTACAGCACCGAAATAGAAACCAAAGTGACCTGCACCTCCAGAGCCTCCGTTAGCACCAGGGTTACCCCCGCCACCGCCTCCGCCTCCGCCTCCAGCACAAAGATATGCCCCAGCACCGTTAGCGTTGTTGTTAGCTGTGTAAGTTCCGTTTCCACTATTATCTATTGTTTTTAAAAGAAACGCTCCAGCACCTGCACTTCCAGATGATGCAGCAGTTAATCTTCCTTGAGCGTCAACTGTGATAGAAGCTGAAGTGTATGATCCAGCAGTTACAGCAGTATTGGAAAGTTTGTCTGGCGTAATTGCATCGTCAGCGATTTTTGCTGTTGTAATTTGAAGATCTGAAACTTTTGCAGTAGTTACTTGGTTATCAGAAATTTTTGCAGTTGTAATTTGATTATCCGAAATTTTTGCAGTTGTAATTTGGTTCGCAGAAATTGCAGCAGATAAAACTGCGTTAGCAGCTAATCCACTAGATCCAATAGTTCCTCCTAAAGTATCTAAGGAAACTTCTTTGATGTTAGTTCCGTCTGAGTAAGCTGCATAAACTTTAGCTGCATCTAATGTAAATCCACTACCACTTGCAGTTTTAAAAGTTAGGTTAGTTGGATTAGTTACAGCAGAAGCGTCTAAAATATAAAATTTTTCAATACTATCTGGGATTGTAAGGACAGAAGCACCAGATAAAGTAATAGTTGCAATTTTTAAAACCATGTTTCTTGCATTTGATAATGCAGCATTAGACATGACTAGAGCAACTGTTCCGCCATCTGTTAAAGTAATTGCTTCAACACCAGCGATAGCTTGTTGTACTAAGTTTAAGTTTGTATTTGTTTTATCACCCCATGTACCAGCGTTTTCGCCAGTTACCATCAATTCGAGTTTTAGATCCGATGAAAAACTTGATGCCATAATTTAACTCCTATTAAAAAATTTTACCTTATTAAGCTGCTAAGTCAACCTCAGTCCAAGTAACAGGGGTTCCAACGTCAACCTCAGCCCATGCTATTATATTAGGGCTGATTGTGGCAGAAGTCAATACTATGCCAGTTGGTACAACAACTCCAGTACCCACGATATCAACTTGACCTACGTTTGTAGATGCAGATGCTCCAGTAACGTCATAAGCAAATTCAATAGTTATATCTCCACTTTGAGTGATGGTTATAGGTAATCCAGACGGCTGTACTATACCAGTACCTATTTGATCAGAGTTTCCGATATTTGTAGTTAAAGATTGTCCAGTTACAGGTACTTCTTGAAGAGTGCCTCCTTCAGCTTGACCTATGTTTACAGATGTTGAGTTTCCAGTTACAGGTACGTTTGCATGTCCAACAAAAGTTAAAGTTCCAATGCTGCCTTGGATATGGAAACTATGTGCAATTTCTGTATCACTATTAGCTATTGTTCCAACAGGTGTTATTGCAGTTTGTAATGCTCCAGAGAAAGTTACTTCAACTGTGAAATCAGTAAATGCATCTTCATTTCCGATTGAAGCAGACATAGGAATTCCATTTACTCCTCCACCTATGACAGAATAATTTACACCCCAACCTAAGTTTCCGTAGGTATCTCTACCCCAACCTTCACCAATTAAGAAAGTTGGATCAACGGTTAAAGTTCCAGTTGTTGGAGCTAATGCTATTCCAGTTGGTTGAACAATAGCGTTTCCTACTGGTGCACTTTGATTTCCAACAAAAGTAGAAATTGCAAAACTATCTACTTCTTGTAAATGATCAATTCTTGAAACACCTATACCAGTAACTACTGAAGCACTTACAG